CGTACTGGATTTACTGATTAAGTTCTCATCTCAGATTGATATAGAGAGGGTTACATTAGTAAATGATTTTTATAGAAACCCGGAAGTATTTAAACACTTTCAAGAAGAGTTTGATCAGACCTTAACACCTACTACAGAATGTGCAATAGAGTTTATTGTGCAAAAAAAGGAAACAGAGAATGAAGGGAAAGAAAAATCTACTGGTAATACCGGACTGTCACGCTGCACCTGAGTATGACAATGACAGATTCACATCTCTTGGTAAGTTTATAGTAGAACAGCAGCCAGACATCATCGTATGTCTTGGTGACTTTGGGGATATGCCAAGCCTCTCATCATATGATAAAGGAACCAAAGGGTTTGAAGGTAGGAGATACAAGAAGGACGTTGACTCTATACTAGATGCCCAGGATAAACTGTTTGCACCTATAAAGAAGTTTAACGAGAACAAGAGGAAGCGAAAGGAGAAACAATACAAACCCAAGATGCACATGTGCTTAGGTAATCATGAAGATAGGATCGACAGGGCAATTAACTCTGCTCCAGAACTAGACGGTGCTATCTCAATGAAGGACTTACACTATGAAAAGTATGGGTGGAAGATTACTCCATTCAAAGGATGCTTATCCCTGGGGGGAATAAACTTCTCACATTACTTTACATCAGGGGTAGCAGGTAGGCCAATTAGTTCAGCACACATTGGTCATCAACTGGTTTCTAAACTGCACTGCTCGGCGGTGCAAGGACATTCACACTTGTATAATCACGCAGAACAAACACGACCAGACGGTCAAAAGATATTTGGATTAAGTGCAGGGTGCTTTTCGCATCCGCATTATTCAGAGAGTTGGTGTAGGGATACTGAGTATAACTGGTGGAGGGGAGTTGTTACTTTAAATGGATTAGATGGGGAGGGGTATTATGATGACATACACGCTGTAACTCAGCGAAAACTATTGAGGGATTACATATGACAGAAGAACAGTTAAAGCCGTGCCCATTCTGTGGCGAAGAGGCAGTAATAGCAGATATCCTATTAGGATGCCCAGAGTGCTTAGTTACATTTTCTTTTCCAATTGATAATATAGAAGAACTAAATATTGCTATAAATAAATGGAACAATAGATATGTTGGGTGACGTATTTAAGATAATACTTTTTTACGTAGCCTATATAGTGCTAGCTGGGTTTATAGTTTTTCTTTTTAATTGAATCCTGATCCCCCCCTTTAATTAGGGGGGATATTTTTTTTACACATCCAGGAGGCATAACAGTAAAACCAAACCACTCTCCCTTCTCATCTTTAGTAGTTGCTATACGAACTTCTTTATCATTATTATTAATTAAATAACCATATGACCAGAAGGTTGGTAACTTAGTATCCTCATATCTCTCCCATCCGGCAGTAGAGATTATATCCTGCCACTCAACTTCAACATAATCTATTGCAGAGCCTGAGCTTTTTCTGCCCATTCCATTATCTCCAAATATTTTTGCGTGGCAAATCTATTGTACTCATCATATAACTTTTGCCTTTTTTCTTCTGTTAGATTTGGATCAGACATAACTTTCTCTGCTCTTTTGATAATATCAGTCAACTTTCTTTCGGTCCAGTATGCTTTAGTCTGCATTTCATATGGCCCTATCTTTATGATATTTATACCAGCCCAAGCTAACCATGCATCAAGCTCACCGTACTTTGTAAGACCATCCTTACCTATATTCCCATCAATAATATCATAAGCATACATGGTTTTCCACAGAGGCCCACCTCCTGATGCAATATCCCCCGCTTTATTTCTTGGCATAAGCATAGGCGGTATCATGTACGATGCCATAAACATCATAATATCCTGGGCCTGCTGATGAGGTGTATCGTTCTCATTCCATACAGGCTGTCCAGTAAATGGGTCAACATTCTGAATCCCGCTTATAAGCCCTTGAACAGGGCCGCCCAATACACCAATAGTTTTTACCGCTTCTCCTAACTCTAGGCTTGCCAAATCTCTAGCAACGGAGAAGTGAGCACCCCAAGGCAAGAAGTAACTCATATCAAATGCTACCCACTTACCATTGTCATCTTTGTATGGCAAGAAGAAAACATTCCCATTATTTTCTGCATACTCTGGAAGGAATGCCTTTAATGATTCAACATCTTCTTCATCAAGCTCGTCAAACTGAGACATTAATACTTCTGCCATAACAAATGGAAGTGCTAAATATTTTCCTGTAGCAATAGGATGCTTCTTAACATTTCTAATCATTTGAGTTAAAGCTTTAGCATTAAACGTAATAAAAGGAGAGCCAAGAGGCATAGAGCGCAAGGTTCTTATTAAGGGAGACACGTTGCTGTAGTCTAGCAATGCCTCGTTTGCCTCCATCGACGCATCTACTTCATTGTATCCGTGGTTCTCCATAAGGTCTATGATCTTAGCAACCTTAAATAACACTTCCGTCTTTTGATATAACCTACCAAATATGTTTGCATTATCCATAAAGATTTTTAGCTTTGACCACGTCTGCATCCCAGCAATATCTTTAGTTGCTTTAGCAAACTCCTTGTCTATTCTACCAAGTTCCTCAGATGCAAAAGTAGTTTGTTCAATACCATACTTCCTCGCTATCTGCATATACTTTCCGTTATTAACAATGTTATCCATCGCATCATTTAGAACACTTGGTATTCTCCAGATAGGAACTCCAGAAGCATTTAAGAAAATAGTATTAGATATAGCGTTTCTTGCCTGAGCAGGAACCTGCATTGGAACGTGTGTGTATTTAAATGCTTTTTGGATTTTGGTGGATAAATGCAATATTGAATTCAATACTTCATTCTGAGATGAGATTGCTCCCTGCTGAGTTAGATCATCCCAAATAATCTTATCTACCCACAAACCTTGCATCCCGCCGTAACGAACAGACTTAGGAATACGCTTATACTTCCTTGTGTCAGCATTCTTTATCTCAGGATACTTGGCAATTACCTTGTCAATCTTATTGGCAAATGCTTCCTGCTTTTTAGCATCATCAATCTGACCTCCCTCTCTCAGTATCGCAGCCCTCTGCCGTACCTCACCAGAAAGATTCTTAAAGTATACTGTCGTACCTGATACACCATCTATCTCTACTACCTGATTAGGAAGAACCCAACCAACATTAGCTGGATCACTTACTATGTAGTTTAGGTAGTTGATTGTAGCCAAGTCACTGCCCACCATAGAGATATATCTTGAAGCAAGATAAGCAGGGTCTTTTATTCTACCTGATACCAGGTCCTCAATAAATGATTCCTCGTCTTTTCTGGCTCTGGTATAACCCATGCTTCCTGCCATGTACCCTGTGCCTAACCTATCCTGCCCACTCTGAACGTACTTCAAGTAAACCCTAGGCAAGTACTGCCCTTTCAGTTCCTCGTATTGCTCTTCCTTTAAGACTCCAACATCTACAGCATCCTGACCAAGCCTTTCGATTTGATCTTTAGCCTTTACTGCGGCCTCTCTTATAGTCATCTTGGATTGATTTTTAGGCCCAGGTTTAGTGCCGCGCAACACGGATTCGAACGGAGCGTACTCAATCTTCCTATTCGGAAGCGCATCAGGACTTGCTCCTCTGGTCTCAAAGAATTTGGTTAGAGCAGCTTTCTCTTTCTTTCCTTTAACGTTAGCTAGTACATCATGCATAATCCTCCCAAAATTATGCGCCTCCTCTCTTTTCCCCTTCATAAGCATAGACTGTTTCTCAAGAAGTCTGTATCCCTCAAGGGTCATCTTGGGTTCAATGTATTTCTGTATCATCTTGAACCCAGATAGAAGAGTGCTCCTACCTTTCTCAGCCCACTGAGTATTCTCTACCACTTCCTTAGTGATGCGCCTGCCCCTGCTTTCAGAGATCGCAGGCTGTCCTTCCCTAAATCCAAGCGAAGTAGCATTCTTAAATTGCCCATCTTTAAGAAGGATATATCCTGTAGAAAATACATCTTCATACATATTGGTATACTCAATAGAGTCGTACCCAGCATCTAATATAGCCTTTCTAATTTCACTAGCGAAGGTTGTTCTGCCTGCCTCTTGTTCTTTGCCGTAAATTTTAAGGACTTTCTTTGTCTCAGTCCAGTCTCTTATTATATTTGATATCCTCTCCCCAAGAGGGCCATCTAAACCATCATGGAATAATAGGTCTTGATCTTCTATAGCATTCCTCCAAGCGACAGGGATATTCCACTTCCCAACATCAGGCAACTCTAAAGGATTTTTTATTTTTATATACCCAGCATATGGAACAGGCTTTGGCGCACCTGATTTTACCGCAGCTACAGCAGCAGCTTCTAGCGTTCCCACTTGCAAACCAATCTCAGTCTTCTCAAGAACTGGAGTAGTCCAAGCAAAAGGACTTGCATGCCATACCTTATCCTTCACTAAAGAATCTTTTAGGAATTCATATTTCTTTTTACTTGAGTACCTTTGGCGTAGCTTGTCATTGTCCGGGTCTCTTAATGCTTCAGAAGGAACCTTACCCACAGCATACTGGATAAGACTTGTTATATCATTTACGTCTACTTCTGGCTCCGCATTGGCATCAAAAGGTTTGGTAATCTTCTTGAAGAAGTTAACAAATGCCTTGGTAATCCTATCCCAAAGAGTTGGCTTGATATCTGCTGCCTTGAATTGTATTACATGAGCAAGAACCTCTTCCCATAACGCACTGTTTTTTTCATGCCTTACATATTTACCATCTGATTTCTTTACAGCAGGAGGCCCTATAACAGGAGGATACTTTCTGTTCTTGATATAGTTTAAGATAACTTGGTTAACCGCTTCCTGTACTACTTCATCCCCATCCCTGTTTAACTTGTACAGTTGATCAAGTATTTGATCGAACTCCCTACCAGAGAATATACGCTTGCCGTAGTGTACACCGATCTCATGCAAGATAAGGCCTCTAGCATCGTTGGTATTATTAGCAATGTTATCAGAGATAAAGATTATCTTTGCATCTGACTCATCTACAAAGGCATTCATTTCTGTTGAGATTCTCTTATATCTATTTGAAAGATTTCTAACTTCAGCAAGGGTTAGTATTTTAATAAACCCTGTCTCCATCATACGCCTTGTTGCTTTCTTTCCCCAGATACTATTCATCTGAGATAGCAAAGCATTGCTTGCCTGTATTGGAGAATCAAATCCTTTAACGGGATTCCTTGATCTTGATTCTTTTATATCGTCCCAACCAAGATCGTAATCTTCTCTTAGCCCACGTAGATCAGCAGAACGGATCGTCGAAGGGTCCTCTTTTACTTTAGCAAGTAAAAAGTCACGCTCATCTGTAATGGATGGTATATCTTCAGCAACAGCTTCTTCAGTTGCCCACTCAAGTATCTGAGCAGCAAATTCTTTCTTGGTTTTGTGTGATTTGAATTGGAAGGAATCTTCCTGAGACGCTATTGCTTTAGCTAGCTCCCTTAGATCAGAGAGCGACATGCCCCCTTTAGCCGGGGTGTTATTGAGTATCTCTGCTACAACATCAGTTTCTTCAGCCTCTACTAAATCCCTAAGTACGATGTAGTCTTCTTTTATTTGACCAACAAGATCAGACCTTTCATCTACAGATTGTTCTTCTGTTTCTTCTAAGGACTCAGATAAATCTCTAGCTAGTTCTGTCGAGGACGCTAAGTCTATTTTTTCAACTAAAAATTCTTTTTCGCTTTGCCAGTTTTTGGCACCCCTTGAAACAACGTTATCTTCAAACTGATTATAGTAAGCTACAACTCTACTTCTGTTAATAAAAAACGGCTTAACTTCTGCGTTATATTTCTTTGCAAACTTTCTAGCGACATTTATATCAGTGGTAACTGAGATAAAATCAGTTTCACGACCATACTCCCCAGCCCTAAAGACGCTTATCACTTCAGGTTCATTATGTTTCTCTAAAGATTTTTGAGCATCTTCTATTAAAATTCTTTTTGCTGCCTCTACAAAATTTTTAGCATCTGCTTCTTTATCCCAGTCAAGATTTAGAGGAGTATCAAAGCCTTCGTCAAGAATAAAATGAAGATCATGCATATCTCCAATGTTGTATATATAATCTCTTGGAGTAATTTTTTCACCCCTGACAGAATCTTCTAAAAGATAAGCATATTCTTCTTCTGTTTCTTCTAGGGTTTCAACTAATTCTTGTTGTTTGGATTCAAAAGCATCTGTCTTATAACCAACTATCTCTACATCATCCCCAAAGATACTGGCTAACACTGCTTTATAATTTTCAGAATTTATTTCTGGTTCGCCAGTTATTTCAGATTCATTAAACTTATCAAGTTCTGCCTCTAATTCTGGATATTTATTATATAATCTAGCCCATTCAGAAGAAGTAGTATTCGAAAGATCAAGTCCCGGCTCTTTATCCTTTAAATATTTTTCAGCGTAATCAATAAAATCATCTGGAGAAGGGCTAGCAAGATTACCTTCATCAACCTCAATACGTTTTATTCTTGATGGAGGTATTACCTCAGATGTTTTAATTATTAAATAGTCTGGGGCAAACGCCCTTGTTATTTGTTCACCAGATACAGGCCCATCAAAAATAATTCTGAATGTCCCATCAGCATATACCTTTTGATCGGCATCCTCTACAGAAGAACCCACCGCTAATCCTTTTTCTGCAATACCTCTTAAGTCATTTAATGTTTCTGTGGAATGAGCTGTTTCAAGTAATTCCTGGTACTCAGGTAATGTGCCTATAGGTTCTCTTTCAGAATCTTTTTCCTGCACATAAGCCTTAGCTTCATTTAAGGTAGGTAGAGTAACATCCCATTCCCAGTTATGATCGTCATAATAATCAGGGTCTTCTACCTTAGAGATGTATACTTTCCATTCACCGGCTTCAGTCTTTGATGCTTTGTACCTTACGCCATCTTCTGTAGTAAGAGCGTATTCACCGCTAGATACTTTATCGGTCGTTACTTTTTTTTTTAAATCTTCAACTTCTTCGTAAGCTGCTTCTTGAGCCTCTATACCTTGAGCATCTTCTGCTTCAGCTGCTCTGGTTTCTTGCACTTGATCTAATGCATCCATGCCTGACGCTTCAAGAACGCCGCGATCTTCTAGTATATCAATCCAATCATTTAATGCTTCGGTTGAAGACTTAGGCATTGCAACTCTGATTGCTTCTTGATTTAAATTTTTCCTCTGCCTCTTTAGGTCATTAAGGGTCGCTAATTCTCCAGAAGTTTTTTCCTTTCCTTCAAGTCTTGCTATTTCTTTTTCAAGAGCAGCATTTCTAGCGCCAAATTCTTTTTCAGTTTCATCCCTTACAGCAATGAGATCAAT